ATGGAAACAGCTATTACAAATGCTGCAGATACACCAGCACTTGAAACTTTATATACATACACAAAACAAGAGGATGGTTCAGTTACTAGACCATTAGGCGAACTTCCAACATTGGAGAGTTAATGCCAATAAATAGTTTTTTATATCCAGGTGCTAAATTTACACCAGCTTATGAAGTAGCTAACTCATTGAGATTTGAAGATGGAAGTTCTGATACTTTAAGTAGAACACCTAGTAGTTCTGGAAATAGAAAAACTTGGACATTTAGTGCTTGGATCAAAAGATCAGAGTTAGGTAGAATACAAAATTTTTTTTCTGCTGGAACAAATAATCAAAATTATACAAGAATACAATTTAATTCAGATGACACTATTTATATTGCTCATGTTGATAGTGCTTCTACTACTACTGAAAAATCAACTACACAAAAATTTAGAGATGTATCTTCCTGGATGCATGTCGTATGGCATATAGATACAACACAATCAACTGCTTCAAATAGAGAAAAATTCTACATCAATGGAGTGCAAGTGACTGATTTTAGTACTAACACAATACCAGCCGAAGATTATCAAAGCACTATGAATGAAGATGTTGCTCATTATATTGGTACTCAACTTGGTTCGTATGAAAAATGTAGTTGTTATTTTGCAGAAGTAGTATTTATTGATGGTCAGGCTTTAACACCAACATCATTTGGAGAGTTTGATAGTGATAGTCCTAACATTTGGAAGCCAATAAATGTATCTGGATTAACCTTTGGCACAAATGGATTTTATTTAGAATTTAAACAATCAGGTACAAGTCAAAATAGTAGTGGTTTAGGTGCTGATACATCAGGTAATGATCACCATTTTGCAGTTAGTAACCTTACAGCAACAGATCAATCTACTGATACTTGTACAAATAATTTTGCAGTATTAAATCGTTTAGCTTGGACAACAGGAACTGGATTAACTTTTTCAGAAGGAAATTTAAAAGTAGCAAATTCAGTTTCAGATTGGCGACCAGTTATATCAACTATACCAGTTACAACAGGAAAATGGTATTGTGAAATTAAATGTACTGCGATTGGTAGTGGCGCACAATATGGAGTAACTCCTATTACAGATTATAATGATCCAGGTAATTTAGCTTTTAATATAGGTGATCAAGCTAGAACCTTTGTATATATTAATGATGGAAATAAAGAAAATAATGGTAGTGCAGCTTCTTATGGAGATACTTATACCACAAATGATATTATAGGAATTGCAATAGATTTGACAAATAATTACATTTATTTTTCTAAGAATGGTACTTTTCAAGCATCTGGTGATCCAACATCTGGCTCTTCAGGAACTAATGCTGCTTATGCACTAACAGACGGATATTATTATGGATTTACATTTGCTACAAATGCTGGAACAGGAGAAATAAATTTTGGTTCTCCACCTTATGCAATTTCATCAGGTAACGCAGATGGTAATGGCTATGGAAACTTTGAATATTCGGTGCCTTCAGGTTACTATAGCCTTTGCACAAAAAACCTAGCGGAGTTTGGATAATGTCTTATACAACAATAGACAACCCAGAACTTTATTTTCAAACAAAAGCATATACTGGTACTGGAAGTTCTCATGCTGTTACTTTAGATGGTTCTGAAGATATGCAACCTGATTGGGTGTGGATTAAAGCAAGAAGTGCATCTAGAAATCATAAACTTTATGATTCAGTAAGAGGAGTAACAAAAACTATTGGTTCAAATGAATCTGACGCAGAAGCAACTGTAGCAACATCACTTACAGCTTTTGGCTCTGATGGTTTTACTGTTAGTTCTGATGTTTCAGTAAATGAAAGTTCAGAAACATTTGTTGCATGGAATTGGAAAGCTGGAACATCATTTACTAATGATGCGAGTGCAACAAGTGTTGGAACAATAGATAGTACAGGAAGTGTATCAACCGATGCTGGATTTTCTATTGTGTCTTTTACAGGAACTGGAAGTGCTGGTACAATAAAACATGGTTTATCAGTTGCACCATCTATGGTAATTATTAAAAATAGAGATGATGGTCAATCATGGAGAGTTGGTGTTACTTCTATTGGTTTTGATAAATATTTAGGATTAAATGGAACTGGTGCATCAACTTCTTCAAGTGGTATGTTTAATAATACAGCACCTACAAGTTCAGTATTTAGTGTAGGTACTGATGGAGCTACAAATGCTTCTGGAGAAAAATGTATAGCTTATTGTTTTGCAGATGTTAAAGGCTACTCAAAAATTGGAAGCTACACAGGAAATGGAAATGCTGATGGAACATTTGTTTACACAGGATTTAAACCTGCTTTTATACTAACTAAAAACACAGGATCAGGACATGATTGGTGGGTATTAGATAATAAAAGAGATATATATAATGCTACTAATGGAAGATTAAGAGCAAGTTCAAATGGTGCAGAAGATTCAGCTGGAAACTCACATGATTTTCTTTCTAATGGATTTAAGTTAAGAACAGGTAGTAGCGGTGATGTTAATGAAAGTGGTGCAACTATGATTTACTTGGCTTTTGCTGAATCACCTTTTGTAAATTCTAATGGTATACCCAACAACGCAAGATAAAATTAATTAAGGAGAATAAATGGCATATATAGGAAAACAACCAGTGGTCGGAAACTTTCAAGTTTGTGATGCTATATCCGTAGTAAACGGACAGGCAGCATATACTATGCAAGTTGGATCTACTAATGTGGAGCCAGAAAATGCTAATCACATGCTGGTTAGTTTAAATGGTGTCTTACAAAAACCAGGTAGTTCTTTTACTATCTCTGGTGCAACAATTACTTTTGCTAGTAACTTAGCAACGGGTGATGTAATTGATTTTATTATTTTATTAGGTGATACTTTAAATATAGGTGCACCTAGTGATGGGACTGTAGCTACTGCAAAAATTGCAGATGATGCAGTTACACAAGCTAAAATTGCAGACCAAGCTATTAACGAAGCTAAAATGCAAATTAGTAATGCTCCTACTAATGGATATTTTTTATCAGCACAATCAGGTAATACTGGTGGATTAACTTGGGCAGAAGCTGGTGGTGGTGATATGGTAAAAATATCAACATCATCTTTATCAAATGCAAGTTCTTATTCAACTGATGCTTTAAGTAGCACATATTTTGCTTATAAACTTATTGTACAAATTACAAATATTAGTTCTCAATATGCTTTAATAAGTGGTAGATTAAGAGCATCAAGTTCTGATTTAACAGGTTCTAACTACACTTGGACAGTAGATGGTGGATTTAGATATACAAATAATAGTAGTGGAAATGGAACTCTGACAGGTGGATATGCTGGAGATACTGAATGGCATTGTCATGGTGAGGGTGGATTAGATACTGATGATGGAGAGGGTATTAATATGGTTATTGATTTAATAAATCCATCAGGTTCATCAGGTTTTAAAAATGGTTTTTGTAGATCAACATTTTTATATGATAGTGCTAGATGGTATACAGTAGAAAGCACTTTTAAATACGAATCTCAATCGGCTTATACAGGATTTAGTCTTTACACAAGTTCAGGTACAATGACAGGAACAGTAAATTTATATGGTATTAAATAGGAGTTAATTATGGCAAGACAAAAATATATAGATGGTGTTGGGCAGGTAGATTATACACCAGAAGAAGAAGCTGAAGCAGATGCTTTAAAAGAAAAGCATACTAAACTTGTTCAAAATTTTAAAGCAAAAATTCAATTAGATGAAACTAAAAAAGCATCAGGCAAACAAAAACTAAAAGATTTAGGTTTAGATGATGATGAGATAAAAGCATTGATGGGAGCATAATATGGCTCTTAAGTTTGCTAACAACAACTCCCTATCGGCAATCACAAGTTTACCCAGTGGTGTAGGTGGGGGTTCAATGAATCTTATCTCTACAACAACTGCATCTAGTTCATCAACTTTAGATATTACAAGTGGTATTGATTCTACTTACAAAGAATATGTATTTAAGTTTATAGATATTCATGGATCAGCTCAAGGGTCTAATTATTTTCAAGTAAATTTTAGAGATGGCTCATCAGCTTTTGATGCAACAAAAACCACAACACTTTTTAGAATTTACCACTTTGAAGATGATAGTGCAGCAGCAGTAGCCTATGAAGCAGAACATGATTTGGCACAATCAACTAGTGCTTTAAAAATTGCACAAGGTATAAGCACAGATAACGATCATTGTACAGTGGGAACTTTACATTTATTTGATCCAAGTTCTACAACATTTGTAAAACATTTTATTTCAGATACTCAAACAGCACATGAAGATGATGCTAGTTATAGATGGCTTGTTGGTGGCTACTGTAATGTTACAGCAGCTATTGATGGAGTTCAATTTAGTATGTCATCTGGAAACATAGATAGTGGGATAATAAAATTATATGGCATTAGTTAAATATAATAATAACAGTTTAAGTAGTGTGACAAGTGCTGCTAGTTTCCCTGCGGGTGCTATGACACTTATTAAAACTTTAACTGCTAGTAGTTCAGCAACATTGTCATTTGTACATGGAAGTTCAGATGTAGTTTTGGATAGCACATATCCTATTTATGTTTTTAAGTTTATAAGTTTACACCCAGCTACTGATAATGTTTTATTTCAATTTAATATGAGTGTAGATAGTGGCAGTAATTATAATGTTGCAAAAACTACAACACATTTTGATGCTTTACATAATGAAGAAGGTAGTGCATCTGGTTTAACTTATAGAACTGGAAATGATTTAGCACAAGGTACAGGTTTTAAAACTTTAGTAGAAGAAGTAGGTGGAGACAATGACCAAAATTGTTCTGGAGAAATGTTTTTATTTAATCCAAGTAGCACTACTTTTATAAAACATTTTACATCTAGAATTAATAATACTAGAAGATCAAATTATTCAGCAGATCATTATAGTGCTGGGTATGGAAACACCGCTTCAGCAGTTGATGCAGTACAATTTAAAATGTCTAGTGGCAACATAGATGCTGGTACAATCAAACTCTATGGAATTAAGGATAGTTAATGAGCATAGTTAAATTATCAAATAATGGTGTAAAGAACGCAACTGCTTTTGGTAGTCTTACTAGCGGTTCTATGACTTTTATTAAAAAGTTAACAGCTTCTAGTTCTGCTACTTTATCTTTTGTTCATGGTAGTAATGATGTAGTATTAGATAATACTTACAAAGAATATATATTTACATTTAAAAATATACATGCAGAAACTGATTTAACAGAATTTAGTTTTAATTTATCAATAGATAGTGGAAGTAATTACAATGTTGCTAAAACAAGTTCATTTTTAGAGGTTTATCATCTTGAAAATGATACGAATGCTGGTATGGGATATGGTTCATCACATGATTTAGCACAAGGTACAGGACTTCAAAGAATGACATCAAATCAAGGGAATGCTTCAGATGAATCTGCAAATGGTTCTTTACATTTATTCAATCCTAGTTCTACAACATTTGTAAAACACTATATAGCTAATTTAGAATCTGCATACTGGGCAGAATATCAACAACATGATTTATGTGCTGGATATGCAAATACAACATCTCCTATCAACGCAATTAAATTTCAATTTGAAACAGGTAACATAGATAGTGGAGATATTTGCCTATACGGAATTAATTAAGGAGAAACAATGCCAAGATATCATAATATAAATGGAAACGTAGTACAGTTTACAGCTGCTGAAGAAGCGGCTAGAGATGCTGAAGAGAAAGCATGGGAAGATGGTGCTCTTGCTAGAGCACAGGCTAAACTTAGATCTAGAAGAAATGCTCTTTTAGCTGAGACTGACTTCTATGCTTTATCAGATGTTACTATGTCAGATGACATGAAAACATATAGACAAAATCTTAGAGATTTACCTAGTGGTAAAGACACTGTTGCTAAATGTAATGATGCTACATTTCCAACTAAACCATAATGGCTAAAAAGTTTAAGGCATTTGAGGAAAGACCTAAGCCTAAGAAACGACCAAGAGTACATAAGAAATCAAAAAATAAATCAGAGAAACGAATGTTTAAAAAATATAATCGACAGGGGAGATAATGGCGACAACAGACGCACCAAACACTACTACACTACCTGAAGCGGCTATTCAGCCAACAATGACAGAGCAGGATAAAAGTCGTAAAGTAATATCAGTTATTGATACATTACTTTCAACACCTACTGCTCCTACAGGTACTACAGTTACACCGCAATTACAACAAGTACAAACTGGTGAAGTATTAACAACACCAGGATTAACAGGGACAGTTGCTGCTGCTACACCTACAGCAGGAGTAGTGCCCACAGTAACTCCCGTTACATCACCTACAGCTACAACAGCTGCTGCACCTACAACTGCTACACCAGCAAGTATGACAGCACAAACAGTTGCAGGATCTACTCCTACGATGACTGCACAGACAGGTACAGTTACTCAACCAATGACTGCCCAAACTGGTACTATAACTTCTGATGCTACAGTTAGAGGACAGTTAGAAAATATTACACAAGATATTGAAACATCATTACAAACTGGATCAGCATTACCAGCATATTTAAGGGGTGTTGCAAGTGCTACAAAAGCAGCTATGCAAGAACGAGGATTAGGTTCTAGTTCTATGATGGCTGAAGCATTAGCTGATGGTTTATTAACTGCTTCAATACCTATAGCACAAGCAGATGCTAATACCTATAAGCAAATGATATTCCAAAATCTTAATAATAGACAGCAAGCTGCAATTACAAATGCTAATAATTATTTTCAAATGGATATGCAAAACTTGTCAAATAAACAACAAGCAAGTTGACAAAATTTAAATGTAAGACAAAGTTTCTTACTATCAGATCAAGCTGCTCAAAATGCTGCACTACAATTTAATGCAACAAGTCAAAATCAAGTTGATCAATTTTATTCTAATTTAAGTGCACAGATAAATGAGCAAAATGCTGCTAGATCAGATGCCATGAATCAATTTGCAACTGCAGAGAAAAATAAAATTTCAGGAATAAATGCACAAAATAAAATAGCAGTAGAGAAATCAAATGCAGATAGAGCTTCTGTATTAAATCAATTTAATGCAAAACTACAAGATCAAAGAGATCAGTTTAATGTTAATAACCAAAGAGTTATTGACCAATCAAATGTAGAATGGAGAAGAACTATTAATACTGCAAACACAACAATAACAAACGCAACTAATCAATTAAATGCACAAAACTTATTAAATCTTTCTAACTTTGCTTTATCATCATTATGGCAACAGTGGAGAGATGAAGCTGCTTGGGTAAATAGTTCATCTGAGAATGCAGAGAACAGAGCACATAATACAGCAATAGCAGCATTAGAAAGATCTACAGAATTAGATTTAAATGATTCTAATAAAACATCAGCATTGTATCAAATGCTTGGTAAGTTTGGAATTGCATTAGTTACATCATAGGAGGATAGATGGCATTAGATTTAAGTTTTTTTTCAGACGCATATAAAGGTATAAAAAATATAGGAAGTGGAGTTGTAGATTTTTTTAGAAGTCCTAAAATGGATACTGCAAGAGATATTTTTGATGGTGTAAGAACTATAGGAACAGCTTTTAGAGATGCTACATCAGATGTAAGTAAAGAAGGTCCAGTGGGATTAGCTGATCCTAATGTAAATCTAGGTCAGTTTAAAGTAAGAGGTACATCAAGATCACAAGCAGGTGTACCAAGTTTTGGTGATATAGGTGAAGCTAGTTTTTATAAATATGCACAACTACAAAATACAGTTAGATATTTATATAATCAAAAAGCAAGATATCAAAGTATAGCAAAGGATAAATGATAATGGAATTAGATAAATTAATAGAAAAATTTAGACAAGAAAAAGATGATACAACACCATCTTATGAAGAACCTAATGTAAATGCATTTGATGCACCAATACCAGGGCAATCTTTAACAGATACTCCAGGTAATTATCCTTGGGAACATCCACCAAAAACTGCCTCAATAGAAGAAGCAACAGACATGGTGTATGATAGTTTGATGAATGAAAAAAATATGTCTAGAATGTTTACACTTCTTAGAATGGGTATACCTATAGAAGCATTAGTAAAAGTAATTACTTTTTCTGGATTCTTAGAAGGTAAGTGGACAGTTGATACTGCAAAATTATTAGAGCCAATAGTTGCTATGATGGTTGCTGGAGAAGCTGCACTTGCTAAAATACCAGCTAAAGTAAATTTAGGTGATGCAGAAGATATGGATTTCTTTCAAGACATGGCTGAAAGAAAATTAGATATGAAACAAGATAAAGAATTAAGTAAATTAAATTTAGAAATGGCACCAACGGAAAAACCTGAGATGTCAGGATTAATGGCTAGAGGAGAATAGTATGGGAATATTTAGTGATTTTGCAAATAGTGCAGGTGGAGATTTAACTGTAGGTGCACTTAGTGGACTACAAGAAGTTGCACAAAGAGATGCAAAAAATAATGCTGTTATAGCTACAAACTCATTAAATAAAGAAAATGAATCTTTTAAAATAACAGAACGTGCATTTGATAATAAAAAACAAATTAATAATATACTAGCAGCAAACCCTGAAGCATTTGGAATTACACCTAGTGGTGCCCAAACAGTTGAGATGATAGCAGATAGATTAACTAATTCTATATTTGCAGAACAAAGAAGTATATTTGAAGATGCAGATTTTAATAATGTTAAAATGAATGTTGCAAGATATTTAGCAAGAGATCCAGGTAAAGGTTTTGAATTAAAAGATCCCTATGTGCCATCAGAAAATTTATTTGAAGATGAGCAAGATAAACATGCACAGAAATTATCAGCTATCAGTAAAATGCCAAGAGCAGATAAATTACTATTTAATTTAAAAAAGATAGATGAAGAAGTTGGTGGTGATTTTCAAACTGTAAATCAAATTACAAAAGTTGCATCTATAAGTGCAAAAGGTTATGGTATATTAAATACTTTTCCAGGAACAGTTGAAGGTAATACTAATTTAAATTTTGCAAAAACTAATATTATAGTTGCAAATGCTAAAGCACAATTTCCAAATGATGCAGCTAAAAGAGGAGATTTTATAACTAAAAGATTATATGAAAATGGTATTAATCCTTTAGATGCTATTGGGTTTAAATCGCCAATGACTTATAAATCTATAGCAAATTTAATAGATAATGTTGGTGAAAATTTTGCAGCACAAATATCTATGAATACAGCTAACATTGCTAATCCAGAAACTACACCACAAGAAAGAGATAGATTATTAAAATTAAATGATCAAATATTATTATCTCAATTAGATATGATAAATAGATATTCTGATCCTAAGTTAATAGCTGGGCCAGATAGACAAGATGTATTTACTCAAGAACGTGTAGTAGAACAAATAAAGTATACACCAGATATAGATGGTGCAGGTAGATTAAATTTACCTACTACACCTGATGGAGTTACAAGAACTGTACCAATAGTAGACTTAATAAAAGATCCAAGATCTTTAAATGCATTACCTTTGGAAGTACAAAATTATGTTAATACAGTAAAAGAAAGATTCTTTGATGAAAAAGGTAATATGGTAGAACCTACTAGAGAAATGTTTGTTAAAGGTGAAGAGGGAGATATAAGATTTAGAAACTTCTCAAGTTTGTATAATAGATTGCAACCAGTTGATATAACTGACACATTAGATATAACTGGATATGGTTTTATACAAAGTCCACCTAAAAAAGAAAAATCAAAACCTAAAAAAGAACCAGAACAATCTAAAACTTTTACATACAAAGGTAAAACCTATAATGTACCAGAAGGTTTTGTAGGAAAAAATATACCAGAGTTTTTAAAAAAAGCAATAGCTGATCAAGAAAATAAAAAATAATGGATTTACAAACAGCAAATAAGGAGGAGTTTGAAAAGCTCCACCCATCAGTACAATCTTATTTAACTGCAGGGATTGATACAAATCCTTATGGTGATAAGATAGTTAGTGAAAAAAACTTTTTTAATATGGATTTATTTAATAATGATCCATATAATTTAGATCCTGATTTACCTCAAAGAACAGAAAAATTAAGAGAGAATCCTAATTATTTTGTTGAAGGTGTAAAAGCAGGAACATCGCATGCATTAGAACTTATTGGTAGTATACCAGGTGGAATAGATAGATTTTATGATTGGGGTAGATCTACATTAGGATTTGAACCAACAGAGGATAGTATATTTGATCATGCTGAAGATTATCTAAAAGATATTGCACATGATATAAATCCTGAATCTAAAAACTTTGCAAGACCAGAAGGATTTACAGATAAATTTTGGTATGGTTTAGGACAAGCTATGCCTACTATAGTTTCTTATATACCTTTTATAAGAGCTACAGCTATGGCAGGTAAAGGATTACAAACTATACAAGGTATAGGTATGGGTGCTAGATCAGCCAGAGCAACTGGTAGATTTTTAGCAGCAGGTAGTGCATTACCTTCAGGTATAGCAATAACTGATATGATTCGTGAGATAGATGATGGTAAACTATCAGATATAGCTATCTCTGGTGCGTATGGTTATGGTACAGGTAAAATATTAAATATAGCAAATAAATTAAACATATTACCTAGAATGGCTGTGCTTGGATCTACAGGATATTTAAGTGCAGGCTGGGAAGCTAACAATGAAGATAGGTTAGCATCAGCTGCAGTATGGGCTACACTAGGTGTATTTGGTCCATTAGCTGAAGGTAAGTCTATAAAAAGACAATTATCTGATGTAGAAGTACAAACAAAACAATTGTTTGGTCAGATGGAAAAACCTAAACTATTACAAGAAAATATAAATGAAAAGATAATAGAAATAAAAGACGCTAAAAAACAATTTGAAGAAACTCCTGCAGCTACAGATAAAGGTGTAATGCAGCAGAGAAAAGCTATAGATAAATTAGAAAAAGAATTAAACTCATTAGAAAAATTAGCAGATAGAACAGAGCCTGTAAAAAATGTAGTTGCTGAAAAAATGTTTCAGAATGCTGGTATTATTAGACAGCATAAAGAAATGATTAAGTCAGCAGAAAAAATAAATGAGATACAAAAAACTAATGAGAAGTTAATATCAGAAGGTAAAGAACCAAAACCTATTACTGAAAAAATGCAAACTGAGATGATGTCATCAGAACAGATTGCACAATCACAAAAATTTATAAAAGATTTAGAGCTTGAAAATGTTGCATATGGTAAAATAATTTGGACTAATAATAATTATAATGATGCAATATTTGGTTTAGATAAAAGACCTATTGAAGTATTTAAACAGGAAATGTATACTAGAGATGGTACTCCTAAACATGCAGATATGAAAGAATCCCTTGTTATGGACTTTAATCCATTTAAATTAGAGGGTGCAGAAACAAAAGGTACATTTGCAAAATCTAATTTAGTACCTGCTAAATTTATTAATCAACCTGTTGTAAAATATATTAATGATAGAATATACGCTAATAAACAAAAAATAGATACTATTGTTGAGCAAATATCTTATGATCCAATGTTTGCTGCTGATAGTTTAGTAGCACCAGGTAGAGGTAAAGCTAGCTTTGGTGATTACATGTTAAGATTAAATTCTACTGCAGAAGTTATAAGACTTGCAGGTATGAGAAAAATTAAAACAGATGGTGGTGGTTTAACTAGATTTACATTGATGAGATTAAAAGATCCCACAAAAGCAGCAGATATAGTTAATAAAGCAATTAGAATTGAAAGAGAAAAATTAGGAGAGGCTAAAAAAAATAAAGAAGATTATACAACTAGAGTAGATTTAAATGAAGGCCTAAGAAGATCAAGTAAAAAAGATTTAACACCAGATGAAATTAGAAGAATAGAAGAATTACAACAAGTTAGAACAGAAGAAAATGCACAAATAATTGATGCAGAAATTCAAAGTATTAGAGGTATTGATCCATTTATTCCTGTTAAACAAGGTCATTTTAAATACGAAGTTACAGATAAAGAATTAAGAACTAAATATAAATTTGATACTGAAATGGTTGAAGTTTATAGATCTATTAGAGGTGCAATTGATAAAGTTGTAGATAGTTATAATAAACGTGTTAAAGAAACTAAAGAAGATGCAAACGGTTATATAGAAAAAATTCCTAACTATATACCTCACATATTTACTGGTGACTTTGCAATATTTTTAAAAAAATGGCAAGGAGATAAACGTGGTTATAGACCTGTTGATGCACCTGGTGCAGAAAATATATTATCAGCAAAAGCATTAAGAGATTATTACATTAAAGAATATGGTGCAAAAGATATTACTAACACTAAATTTAATAATAGAAAAAAATTAGATAGTTTATATACTGTTCAAATAGTTAAAAGAGAAAGATCAAAATTAGGTAATGAAGAGTTTGATGCATTTAGTAAATTGTTTGAAAGATATGAATTAACTGATGAGGCTTTTTTAAATTATCAACAAGCTATTGATAAAGCAAGGCAAGCTACAGGTTTTAAAAAGTTTTCATTACAACGTCAAGGTGTTAATGGATTTTTAGGTAGTAGATTGCATGCAAAACAAATGTATACTAAAAAACTTTCTGAAAAATTTGCTGAAAGAGATTTAGATACAAGGCAAGCTGCAGACTTTGAAACAGCAATATTATCATACTTAAAAGGTGGTATTACAGCTGGTGAAAGACTAGCATTTAATAAAGAATTAGGTCAAATATTAAATCAAGTAACAGTTGTATCTGATGGTAAAGGTGGTACTAGAAATACAACTATAGGAAAAGATTATCCTGTTGCTGCACAAATGGCACAACAATTAAAAGCTAATGCTTTTGGTGAATTACAACCTGGTAAATTAATAGAAAAATTATCACAAGTAGGATCAGATTACATAGGTAATAGTGGTTTAACTAGAATACTTGGAGGTGCTAACCAAGTAACATTGAATGCTAAATTATTATTTGGTAATATGAGATTTTTATTATCTCAGGTATTTCAACCTTATCATATGATATTTCCACGTCTTGTAGATTTACAATATTCTGGATTTGATAAAGGTAAAGTTGCTATGTCACAAATAAAAACATTTAGAGATATTTTCTTTCCTGATAAAGAAATGAAAAGTGTTATTGAATTTATGTACAAAGAAGGTGTGGTAGATCAAAAGTTTTTAAATGAAGCAGCAGCTGAAGTTAAAGGAGTGCTAGGTACACCTAAATTACCTGGTAAATTAAAAGACCCATTAGGTAGACGTGTATTTGATTTTAGTAGATTATTAAAAATAGTTACACTACAAGATTTTGCAGGTAAAGCAGAGCAGGTTAGTAGATTAAATGCATCACTAATGTTATATAATTTTTTTAGAAGTGCTGGTGTACAAAAACAAAGTGCTATGGAAATGGCTGCATATAATGCAAATAAATATATGGTTGAGTATAATTATCTAGAACAACCTGGTATTTATGGCAGCAGAGGCTTAGGACCACTTGGCAAACCTTTTGGTTTATTTAAAACTTTTCAACATAACTATTTAGCACAACTTGCAGATTATGCAGGTAAAGCTGCACAAGGTAAGGGTAATGCAGGATTACTTGCTTTCTTTACTCAAATGGTATTTTCAGCTGGTGTATTTGGTGTAATAGGTTTTGAATCAGCAGAAAGAATACTTAGAACATTATCACCAACTATACAAAAATTTACAGGTCAGCCATTACCATCAATGACAGAAACAATATTAACAAGTGACCTACCTGCATATTTAAAATACGGTGTACCATCAGGTGCATTAAATGTAGATTTAACTGCTACACTTGCAGCACCAGGTGTTAATCTTGGAGATTTAGTAAGTGTACCTGCATTAGATTATTTAGGACTAAATCCATTAAATGGTTTTGCACAAGGTAGAGGTAGAGGTATTATACCAACAGGATATAATGCATTAATAACTGCAATAGCAAGTGATAGTAGTGAAGAAAAAAGAGAAAATTATGTTAAGTTTTTATCTGCTCTTGCACCTAGTTCTATGCAAGGTGCAGTTGAACAGTATTATATGGGATTACCAATAGGTTACTGGCAATACTGGACACCATCAAAAGAATTTAAAGATGTACATAAAATGGGTAAATACACAAATATACAAAGAGATGTATTTAAAAGAGGTAGAGGAGAAGTAGTTAGAGGATATGAAGATTGGTTTGCAAGAACACTATCAGCATATTCTTTAGAAGAAAAAGAAGCACTTAAATTAACCTATGTAACCACTAGAGTTAAGAAAAATCTTAGAGATGATATAAGTGGTTATTTAACAGCAGGTGCTAAACACTTAATGACAGATGGATTTGTACCATTATATATAATAGATAGATTAACTAAATATGGTTTAACATATCCACAAATATTTGAAAGATTAACTAATAGAGCAGACTTAATGAATACTACTATATTAGATAGATTAAT